AAGAATAAGTAAATTTGTACCTGCTAACGGTAAACCATCAATAAATATGGCATGGAAAGGATTCATGAATTTCGTAGATACAGTATTCGATGAGGATGGAAATAGACGTACTAATATAGAATATCGAACCAATGTTACGAAACTTTGTGACTGGTGTGAGTTCAAAAGTAGAAAGATTTGTAAGGATTTCATTTAATTAGAATCACTATAAATTACCATTTATCATAGTGTTTTTATCATAGTGTTATATTTATATACGATGGGAAGAAAGAAAAAGTATACTGATGAAGAATTAAAAGAAGCTCAACGAGAGTGGAATCGACTTTATTATGAAAAGAATAAAGAAAAAATAAACGCCCATCGTATGGAGAAATACTATGAGCAAAAAAACAAAGAAACGTAATCACTATGTGTATCGCATTGATGACCCTGTAACTGGTGAATTTTATCTAGGTAGTAGAACATGTAAATGTAATATAACTGACGATGGTTATATGGGTAGTTATAAATCGTGGAAACCAGAGGATAAATCAAGATTAATAAAAACCATATTAAAATCAAATTTTAGAAAACGTGAAACAGCTATTGTGTACGAAGCTAAACTTATAAAAGAAAATATTAAGAATGAATTAAACAGAAATAATCACATTCCGACCGTAGGTTTTTGTGGAGTTGGGAAGAAACACCCTTTATATGGTAAACATCATTCGGATGAAACAAAACGTAAAATGTCTTTAAAACATAAAAATAAAACGTTAAGTGAATCACATAAGAAACAAATAGGGATATCAGGTACAGGTAGGTACATTGGCCCAATGAGTGAAGAAAATAAACGGAAAATAGGGGATGCTAACAGAGGAATACCACAGAAAAAGTTAACCTGTCCACATTGTGGAAAAGTGGGTGGTACTTGTATGAATAGATGGCACTTTGATAATTGTAAAGATTTTAAGTAGAGAATATTATGAAAAAACTAAAAATAGGAGATCAATATATAGTACCAAGTGGAACTAGGTTATGGTTTATTGATTTACAACAATCATTAATTACAACAAAAAAATATGTAATAGAGGTTACACATACTGTAACAACTGATGATACTACATTTTTTGGTGATCTATATGAGGTTACATTTGAGGGAATGCAATTACCAGGATTACGAAAATTAAGTCACGGTGAAACTAGTGTTAATTTAGAAATGGTTGAACCAATGGGAGATATACTAACACCAAAAGACTTATCATTTAGATATAATCGAAATAATGATAGCATATAGAATTTGTGAACGTAATGACGGTAAATTACATACGTTATTTCATGCCTTAAACGGTACACGGGAATTACCAATGAATGAGTGGTTAACCGCTGATATCAAAGAGGTATGTGATGGTAGTAGAAAGACATCAAAAATGTACACATCGGGGTTTCACGTACTAAGAGATATAGATGATTGTAGAAAATTCGTAAAGAAATTTAGAAGAGAACGCGACCTCGTACTAGTTGAATGTGAGGTGACTGGTATCCGAGATAAAGCACATAGTACATCAAATGTACTAGTAACCGATAGGATGAAACTCACCAAAGTAGTAGAAAAACTACATTTTACCTAATATTTTACCAATAGAATGTGATTTAAGAAGACAATCAGAAATAATAGAGTTATTGGGGTGTGAATTTATAATCATACAAGAATAATTTCATTTTCATTTTTCTTTATATTTATATATAAGTAAATATATAATGAAATGACAAAAGACACGCCTACAAAATTAACCACAGTCAAAATAATCAAGAATATCTATTCTCGATTCAAGCAAGCCTCATTCGATAGCGATATAACACTACAGAAATTAGTAAATAGGTCTCTTACCAAATATGTTGAGGATTCAACATTTAGAGGTGAGATAAATAGTTATACCAATTTGGAAACTAGTGGCTCACAATTTTAGTTGAGGTATATTTATACGTATGAGTATAAAGCTAAAAAATATAATAGATACTATTATACGAGAGAAATCAGATTCAGCTCGTTATTATGAAAATAATCCTGAAGCCCGTAAGGTAAAAGCCAAAACAGACAAGAAGATTAATTCGAAACCTGAACAAGTAACGAAACGAGTAGAGGCCAACACTAAACGTAGAGAAGCTAAGGCATCGGGTAAGAACGTAACCGGAAAAGATTACGACCATAAGCAAAATAAATTCATAGAGACTGCTAAAAATAGAGGACAAGTTGAGAAATCTCGGATAAAGGGTAGTAATCGCAAAAAAAATTAAATAATATTCCCAAAATATTACGTTTTTATTTTTTTCTTATATTTATATGTATAAATAAACAAATGAATAAAAAAACAATAACCGCCAGTATTGATAAAGATGTAATACGTGTTGTGAAAATCACAATGGCAGAATTGGAATTGAATAATCTATCACTATTAATTGAAAGTTTATTAAAAGAGTGGACATCTTGTAGTGGGAGTGTAAAATGGTAATATGTGAAATATGTAATATAATATTGGTAGGTAAACAGGGGTTAACAATACATCTTAGACATAAACATTCTATAGAAAAAAATGGAATATAAAGTAGGTATGATAAGAGGGGGGTTGAAGGTATTACCACAGAATGAAAGGCGCACCATATTATTTTTAAGTGACGATCTAAGGATGTCGAGTGGAATAGCTACCATGACAAAAGAGGTGGTATCCGGATTGGTACATAGGTACAACTTTGTACAGTTGGGTTCAGCAGTTGACCACCCAGAACAAGGTAAAGAACTTGATTTGAATGATGATATGGTAAAACAAACGGGAGTTGAGGATGCGTTTCTTCGTATCATACCGTGGAAAGGTTATGGTGATGCGAATATATTACGACAGATAATGTCGAGATATCAACCAAGTGGAATAATCCACTTTACAGATCCTAGATATTGGAGATGGTTGTATGATATTGAAGCTGAAATCAGAGAACATTGTCCTATAATGTTTTATTGTATATGGGATGATTTACCTGATCCTGATTATAATCGAACATATTACGGTTCATGTGATGGTTTATTTGGTATAAGCAGACAAACATATGGGATAGTATCTCGTATTATGGAAAAGAATTATAGTGATGAATTGAATATAATAAATATTTAATATGAAGTCAATAAACAATGATAAAACGGATATGGTGATTACATATTGTCCGCACGGAATTAATCCTGAAATATATAAACCCTTACCAGTACCAGTTGATTTTAAGACAAAGATATTTGGTGATAAAAAGTATAAATTTGTTATATTTTGGATGAATCGAAATATCAAACGTAAACAACCATCTGATGTAATGTGGGCATATTCCAAATTCGGTGATATGTTACCTGAAAAGGATAAGGATTCAATATGTTTATTAATGCATACAAATCCCGTAGATGAAAATGGTACAGATTTACCAGCTGTAAAGAATTGTATTTGTCCTGATTATGATGTATTCTTTTCAACGGATAGGTTGAATCAAGAAAATCTAAATTACCTATATAATTTGGCCGATATTACAATTAATATAGCGGGTAATGAGGGGTTCGGATTAACAACAGCCGAATCAATTATGACCGAAACACCAACCATACAAACAGTAACAGGTGGGTTACAAGATCAATGTGGGTTCAAACGAGATATCGCCGGTGAAAATGAAACTGAAAATTGGGTTGAGTTTACAGTTGATGATTATAAAGAAATAGGTTCATTACATAATTACCGTAAGTGGGAAGATAAGGTTAAACATGGTGACTGGGTTAAACCTGTATGGCCTCGTGTACAAACAATGGTAGGTTCAGTACCAACACCATATATAATTGATGATAAGGTTAACGTAGATGAAGTAGCTGATGCTATTAAGTATTGGTATGATAAGACACCAGCTGACCGTAAGAAACGTGGTAAGATAGGTAGAAAATGGATGTTGAATGAGGGTGGACTTGGTTCGGATAATATGTGTAAAACTATGGCAGATAGTATCGAACTTACTCTAAAAACATGGAAACCAAAAAAACGTTGGGAAATATATAAAATAGACTAGATATGGGTAAAACAAAACCAAGAAAAATTAAGGTAAGACCTGATTTGGCTACATATAAATCAATTAAACAAAAAGTAGCAGAATTTGAAACATTGAAACAACAACTTGAAAGTGTTGAAAAAATGATTGATCCTATTGATTTCAATGAAATTGATTTTGATAATGATATTGAAACTGAATTCCATTTGATAAACTTCAGTTTAATAAGTGATAACGCCAAATTGAAAATAATAGAGATTGTACGTGATGATTACAAGCAACAAACTGATGAACGATTAAAAACAGCTGAAAAGTTAACAGTAGATCAATTATCATATCGAAAAAAACTCGGTGATATCACATTAACAACGGAAAACGATAAATAAATGAGTAAACCAGTTTTAGTATTACAGGCGCCAATTGCAACCCGTAGCGGTTACGGAGATCATTCCAGGGACATCCTACGAAGTTTGTACGAATTAGATAAATTTGATATTAAACTAATTCCAACACAATGGGGTGCAACACCACAAAATCAACTCGACCCATCATCTGAATTCGGTAAACGTGCGTTGGGTGATGTGATAACAACGTTAGATAAAAAACCAGATGTATATGTTCAGTTAACAATTGCTAATGAATTCAGACCAATTGGTAATTATAACATTGGTATAACTGCGGGTGTTGAAACAACACTAGCACCACAAGAATTCATAACAGCTGGAAATACTATGGATTTATTAATAGTTCCTTCCAAGTTCGCCAAAGATACATTAGAAAAAACTGTGTATGATAAACTTGATAAAAACACTCATAAAAGTGTAGGCCAATTACAACTAGAAAAACCAGTTGAGGTACTTTTCGAAGGGGTCTGCACGGAGACGTTTCAACCAATAGAATGGATATAAATAACACTTTTATTGTGATTTTTATATTGGTGTTATAATAGTTAAAAAAAATAAATGAAACAAGTTAAAAAAAGTGAAAGTAGAATATATCAAGAAATTGATATGATTCCCAACGATTTCCTATTTTTGATGTGTGGACATTGGTTACAAGGGGATATTGGCCAAGACAGAAAAGATATAGGAATGACAATCCAAACATTTTGTACCGTATTCAAAGATATACCAAAAGATAAACAACCTGGATTGATACTAAAAACATCAGCTGCAGGATTTTCAATTGGTGATAGAGAAGTCATTGGTGAGAAGATAAAATCTATAACAGATACATTTGGTGACAAATGTCCACCTATATTTTTATTATTCGGTGACATGAGTGAGGAAGAATTGAACAATTTATATAATCATCCAAAGGTAAAAACAATGGTTATGTTTACCAAAGGTGAGGGATACGGACGACCATTGGCAGAATTTGCAACTACAGGAAAACCCATCATTGTATCAAAGTGGAGTGGTCATACTGATTTCTTGCCCGAGGCTAATACGATTTATCTGCCTGGTGAATTAACTAAAGTACATGAGAGCACAGTTAATAAATTCATTCTTAAAGATAGTAGTTGGTTTACCGTTAATTATTCAGTAGCGGCACAACAAATGTATAATGTGCATCAACGATATGATACATATTTGAAACACTCAAAGGGATTACGTAGTAATATAATCAAGAACTTTTCACTAGATAAAATGACAGTTAAACTTGGTGAAATATTTGATAAATATAAAGTTGTTCCGGATCGAATCGAGCTTAAACTTCCAACTATACGAAAACTTTGAGAATTTTCATGAAAGAAATAAAGAACGAGATTTGATAAGACAACAAGAAATAACGAGTTTACTGAAATGTAAATTCATAATAATAAAAGAATAAATGAGTTATATCAGAAAATATCAGGGGTTGCTTAGACCAGAGGTTAGAATAAGTCGTAGTGAGGTTCTACCACGAAATATATACAGAATATCAACATACAGAGGTTCGAAACCAATTACTAAAACAGGTGATGATTCACGTTACGTATTTGTTATTGGTAAAGTTGGTAACACTATACATTGTGTACGATTGAATGAAATCAATCCTATTGATTTTACAAAGTTCATTAATAAAATGCGCGATAAACGTAAACCGATAAAGAAAAATCAGAAATTAAGTGAATTATTGGTATTAACCAAACGTGAGGGTGGTGATTTATTTGAAAGATTTGTAAAACCAAATCCTAAAATATACAGAGCCAACACTAAAAGTTCATATCGAATATATAAACTACCCGATATTATAAACATATGGGAGATACGATTTGACGATAATTTCTTACGGAAACTATTTGGTGAAAAAGATGATCCAATGACCGTACCTGAAATGAAGGAAGTAATCACAGAAGAAATTATTGAACATGATAACGACTAAGTTAGATTCACTATAAATTACCAATACACGAGGGGTTCATATGTAATATTGAACCGAGTATTATTGGAAATATAAATAATTTACAATTTATAACATGGGAAGAGAGTTTAAAAAAACAAAATAAAACTAATTATTATGGATAAAAAAACATCTTTGTCGTATTGCATTACTGTATGTAGCGAACTAGAAGAATTAACAGCTCTTCTCAATTTCTTACAGTTACATATCAGAAACGAGGATGAAATTGTAATACAATACGATTCAGAATCGGTAACATCAGAGGTGTTAGAATATATTACCTTAATGGCACAAATTCATGAAAACCACATGGTGTTTGGATTTCCATTAAATGGTGATTTTTCAACATTTAAGAATAACCTAAAAACACTTAGTACTAAGGACTATATAGTAGCACTAGATGCTGATGAAATACCTAATATAAATTTGATAGGTTCACTAGGTGATTTGTTAGAAACGAATCCAGTTGATTTGATTTTCGTACCAAGAATAAATACCGTTGATGGTATCACCGAGAAACATGTACAGCAATGGGGTTGGAAAATATCAAAACTTGAATCACAAATTGCCGAAAAGGAAATGGATATTGATGGTGATGAATATAAGTACTTAAAAAAACTTGGTTATGTGTTGGATGTAGTAGATGATGGTGCTAAATATGTATACGTTAAATATTACAAACCGATAGTTAATTTCCCAGATTATCAAACAAGGGTGTATAAACGTACCGATGATATCACATGGATGAATAAAGTACACGAACGTATTACAGGGTATGATAACTTTTCAAACTTCCCTGCAAAAGAAGAATGGTGTATGTATCACCACAAAGATATAATAAAGCAAATTCAGCAGAATGATATGTATTCTAAAATGATGTAGTAATATAGAATCATTTTTGATAACTGTAAATATAAAGTAATATAATATGAAAAATGAAACAATCTAACGAAGATAAATTACAGAAAATAACACGGAGTTTTTTAGTACACTCAAATGCAACATTAAAAGGTGAATCGTTTGAACCAAAAAAAACTGACAGTTTTATTGTTAAAATTGGTAAACCATGGGATATAAAACCATATGTAATTAAGAGTATAACACAACCGATGATTTCAATTGATGGTGCGGCCTCAGAAGAATTACAGTTGGAAATGTATGATCCAATTACACCATCCACATCACAGGCAATTTGGAATGGAATACGGGCTTTAGAAGCCAAGATTCCTACCGAAATGAAACTACCATATAACTTCCAAACCAAGTTAATACTTGAAATTATTGGACCGATTGGTGATGTAGTTTCACGGTGGGAATATACAGGTCAATTTGTTAGTTTTGAGTTTGGTAAATTGGATTGGGAATCACAGGATTTATCAATGATAACAGCCACATTTACAGTTGACAAATGTGTACACCACTTTTAGATTAAAAGTAGTCAAAGCACCAAATAGTATCAAAGGTATTACAAAATGAAGTTTACGGCAATATATGCATATGATGGTGAGGAATGGAGTACGCCACATTCAATAGTTAAAGAATTTGAAAGTAGAGGATGGGAAACTGAAATCATTAGTATCGGTTCAAATAGAACTGGACAATACCATGATAGGGATTTACAGTTATGGATACAACAAGATATACTAAGTGATATTGTAATGTTATTTGATTTCGGAAGATTTGATTCTAAATGGTTAGATAAATCATTAAAACCAAACACATTTTGGGTACAAGAAAGTGGGGATGACCCACAGAATTTCGAACGTAATTTCCCAAAGGCAAGTAGATTCCACATGACGTTAACTCCTGATAAGGATTCATGTAATGAATATGTTAAACGTGGTATCAATGCCCATTGGTGGACACACTTTGCAGATACAAGGGTTCAATTTCCACTCAAAGATAGTAAATCTGAATACGTTGCAGTTACAACACGTGGTAAAGGTGGTTCTGAATTTTTGGATACACTTACGGATCATTCAGATGGTTCGTTTGGTAACAAGAATAACATGAACGCTAAAGAACATACCGAATTTCTTAACAAAGGAATGATGGTACTACAAAATAGTAGGTGGGGTGAAATTACACGTAGAATATTTGAGGGTATGGCGTGTAGAAGATTGGTAATTACAGACAGATTAAATGAGTCAAAAGGATTACATGAATTATTTGTAGATGGTGAGGATATTGTATATTATGATGATATGGTAGATTGTATTGATAAGGTTAATGAATATTTTACTAATTTTATGAAACGAGAATCAATAGCCAAATCAGGATATAATAAAGTACTGAACAACCACACACAAAAACAACGAGTGGACTTCATTTTGAAAAAATACCGTGAACATGTTACAGCCGAATCTGGTACTAAGGTTATAAATGAGGAGATAATCAAAAAACTTAAAGGTGAACCAAATGATTTAGTATAATGGAAAACAAAGATGAAATAATAATCGGTGGTACTGGTTGTGACAGTGGTAGTAATACTTTTGTTATAGGTGATGGTAATGTAGAAGATATATTCACTGAAGATGTTCTTAGTGAAGATTTAATTATATTATTAAATAATGAAATACACAGAAACGAGTTATAATACATTTAAATGTATTCAATCACTCGACAGTTAATGATATTAAAACAATGGTTCACATAGAAAAGGAACGAAATTAAGTAATGAAACTAAACTAAAAATTGGTGAATCTCGTAAAGGTAAAAAACATACCGATGAATATAAACTAAAAATGAGTATACGAATGTCAGGTGATAATAATCCATCAAAACGAGAAGATGTGAGACAGAAATTAAGAGAGGCATGGGTAAAACGAAAATTAAAAAATAATGCATAAATTAAATATTTCAGTTGGCATTTTAGCATGGCATTCAGGTCAAGTATTAATAGATACATTAACAACATACTTTGAACACAACTTTTTACAACACATGAATGATGTAAAGATATTGTTTCAAGAATGTTCTGATGAAGATAAACGAATAGCTGACCATTTCGGTATTCCATACATTGCACATGAAACCAACATTGGTATAGGTGCTGCATTTATAGAATTAACCGAACAAGCACAAACCGAAAACATACTTGTTTTAGAACATGATTGGAAACTCATAGAGGATGAAAATACCACGTTAAAACGATTGGAGAGTGGTTTGGTACTATTGAGTAACGGTTACAGTTGCGTACGTTACAGACACCGTAAACACCCCGGACACCCACATTTCTCTATGCAATATAAAGGCAGGGAACTTACGTATTATGATAAATTATTTGAGTGTACATCACCACATTTATTAGATTCAGTACATTGGTTGGATCCGGCAAAAGAGTTTCCAGATAAGATATATAAGAATGGTGAATATTTCGTATCTAAATCAAGATACGGTAATTGGACAAATAATCCATGTTTGTACAGAAAACAGTTTTATTTGGACATAGTTAGACCGTTCGCAGGTGGTGGAATTGATTTAGAGGGTAAAATATCAAAATGGTGGTGTGAATCAAATTATATGGTTGCGCACGGTGAAGGACTTTTCTCACATCGCGACGAGGCGAAACACGGAAGATAATGAATAAGATTAAACTAATAGCATTCGATTTATAATGTGGAATGATTCTGAATGTATTTTATTACGATTGATAAATTACAATGGGCTAAAGAAATAATAAAACAATATGAACCAGAATTACGAGAATTAACAATATGAGCATACGATTAATAGCGTTCGACCTAGATGGAGTATTGATTTCCGCTAAACAAATACACTTTGATACCTTAAACGAAGCACTTGGTGAAACATATGCAATTACATGGGATGAACACCTTGCGATTTACGATGGATTAAAAACCAACCAAAAGTTGGAAATGTTAAGTGAATCTAAGGGATTACCACGCTCGGTACACAAAGAGGTATGGGAAGCCAAACAAAAATTAACATTAGAGAAATTAACACAATTGAATGTTAATATTGATTTACAACGAATAATGAAATCATTATCAAATGATGGATATAAAATAGCAGTATGTTCTAACTCAATCAGAAAGACGGTATTAACCGTACTTGCTAAGTTAGGTGTGATGGAATATATGGATTTGGTAATATCAAATGAGGATGTACGAAATTCAAAACCACACCCAGAAATGTATTGGAAAGCAATGTCAATAATGAATTTCATACCAGATGAAACATTAATAATAGAGGATTCACCGAATGGATTACTAGCGGCTGCTCGTAGTAAGGCACATATAATGAGAGTAACAACTCCAAAGGATGTTACATATACAAACATAATAGATAAAATTAATCAAATGAAAACAAATAGTATAAAACAAGTTCCTAAATGGACAGATAATAAATTGAATGTATTAATACCAATGGCAGGTGCCGGTTCTCGATTTGAAAAAGCAGGGTACACATTTCCAAAACCTTTAATTGAGGTAAACGGTAAACCAATGATACAAGCCGTGGTTGAAAATTTAAATATAGATGCTCATTATATATATGTGGTACAGAAAACACATAGAGAAATGTATAACTTAGATACATTATTAAACCTTATAACACCAAATTGTACGATTGTTGAGGTAGATGGGGTTACAGAGGGTGCGGCATGTACAGCATTACTAGCATCAGAATACATTTGTAATGATAATCCATTATTCTTTGCAAATTCTGACCAAATAGTAGAATGGGATTCAAATGAATTTATGTATAAGATGAATGAAACCGATGCCGATGGTGGTATTGTAACATTTACAGCAACTCACCCAAAATGGAGTTTTGTAAAAATAAATGATAAGGGGTTGGTTACTGAGGTAGCAGAAAAGAATCCAATTTCAGATATGGCAACAGTTGGATTTTATTATTGGAAAAAAGGTAGAGATTTCGTAGAAAACGCCGAACAAATGATAGAACGTGATGTACGTGTAAATGGTGAATTTTATATCGCACCAATTTTTAATGAAGCAATACAAAATGATTTAGAAATCAGAACATTTCATGTTGATAAAATGCGGGGTATCGGTGATCCTGAATCATTAAAATTTTATTTGGAAAATCATAAGAAATAACGATTCTTTTTTATTTTAAAATAATAATTAGGAATTTTACTAAAAATTTCGTATCTTTATAAGAATGAAACAAATATTAATATCACATCGCGGCAATGTAAACGGGAAATTCGAATCATCTGAGAATGAACCAACCTACATAGACAGAGCAATTGAACTAGGATTTCAAGTTGAAGTTGATGTGTGGTATCAAAAAGATCAATTATACTTAGGACATAATGAACCATTATATGGTGTAAATCGCGATTGGTTTGTTGAACGAATTGATGAGTTGTGGATACATTGTAAATCTGTATCAACATTATCGTATTTCAATGAACAACCAGTCGGAATGAAACATGGATTTGCAAAACAATTTAACTATTTTTATCATACTGATGAAGATGTTGTGTTAACATCACGGGGTTATATATGGGTGCACCCTTGTACAAGACCTATTGAAACTGGTATAATAGTAAAACCATCATTATATCAAGATGATACCTCTAAATGTAGAGGTATTTGTTCTGATTTTATTGGTACATATAAAAAATAAATATGAAAGTAGCGTTAATGTTAACTGGTCTTGCTCGCAAAGTTCAAGAGGGGTATGATAATTATTGGGAACATATCATTGAAACTAATGATGTGGATTTGTATTTACATGCATGGGAGAGTGATGAGTATAAGATTGTACCCA